TTAGGCTGGTTAGTAAAGGTACCACCAGAAGTAATACCAACCCAGTTAGAACCATTCCAAACAGAAAGGGTCAGGTCATCATCAACGTCAATCCAAACACGACCTTTACCAATACCGCTACCAGATGGTGCAGAGTTTTGTACGTAGTTTTCAAAACGACGAATAGCAGCAGAGGCAGTGAAAACTTGATCATCACCACCAGCAACTTGATAGTTAGCAACCTGTTCAGCCAGTTGAACTTTGTCAACATCTTTAATCTTGTCAAAGTCAATACTATCATTAGCAAGACCAAGGGTGATGGTACCGTCACCATCGTCAGTAACGGTAATACCAGTGCCATCAGTACCAATGTCGTTGGTAATCACATTATCAATGTAATCATCAATAGCAGCAGTAGTCGCAATCGTAGTGTCGTTGTTAGGCCAAGCCTCACCGCTTTGAATCGTTTCTGTAGTGTCGTTAAAAAACTGTGCCTCAATAGCAGCGGTGGTAGCAATTTGAGTATCATTGCTAACCCAAGGTTCATCACTATGGATGGTAGCAGTTTCTTTGTCCCAAGTATTGTTTACAATTTCTTGGACTGCAAAGTTGTTTTGGGTGAAGTTGTCGTTAAGATCCTCTGCTTTAATAGAAGACCCAGCAAAGAAGGTAGCCTTCAGTGTGTCAATATTAGTATCACGGAAGACTCGGATAAGTTCACTTGCACTGGGTGTTTTAGAGGTGAATTGAATTGACGTGGCTGTTGGAAAAGTGTATTCAGTTGTAGCCTGAGTGACACCGTCAATGCTGACTTTGACATCACTCTGTTCAATGTATTCAAATGTAAAAGGAAATGGGCCCGTAGACCCATCACCATTGAAAGTATTTTCAGTTGTAGCCATAACGTTTTAAAAAGTCAATTAACGAGAGAACTCTTTCATTTTCTCTTGGAAGCGTTTAGCTTCTTCGAGCATACCCATTTGTTGGTACGAACCAACAACTTCGCTATAAAGCATCTTCATTTGCAATTCGTCTTGATTTGGCAGCTTAGCTGCAGCAATATTCATTGCAAGACGAAGTTCTCTGCGAAGAAGCCTGTGAACCAATTCAAATTCTTTGAGATCAGGCTCAATCCCTGCTTTTTGAAATTTTCTAAAACTTTCCCTAAAAGCTTTACCGTCTTTAGAATTCATCACTCTTTGGATTCCTTCCTTAAAGAGCTTATCTTCACCCATTTTTTTAGTAACAAGTGAACGTTCTTTGTTGGTTAGTTCAACACCTCTGCCGTTTGTCCGAAGAGTAGGGCGAACATCGAACTCAACCATTTGTAAGAATTCTTTTTCGGGACTAATTTTTCCGCTAATTTTCCAAGGCATGTAAGTGTTCCAAACACGCGCCATGAAATTATCAGGAATGCCTACTTCACCACCATCAATGTAATCGTATTTGGCAGGAATCTGGCTTTTCAAGAAAGGAATACGGTTACGTGCTACATCAAAAGTTGACATCTCAACTTCTTTCAAACCAGGATCCATAAGACGACCCATTTCTGCCATCAAACTAGAACCAGGCATAGTAGCGCTAGTGATAAAGCTACCACTCCAACGCTGAAGTTCGCCAACATCACCGCTAATAATAGACAGAAATGGTTGAAGTCCAGCAAGGAAAGTCTTATCAGTCAAAGACGATGACAAGATAAAGCCAAGTTTACGGTAGTTTTCAGCAATATCGTTGGGGGCAAGCACATCCATGTTGTCACCAATGTCAGCTACGAGGGCCAACCAGTTAGTGATAGGACCAAGGTTGTCATAGCTAACCCATTGACCACCAGGGAGTCGAATAGAACGTGGTTTCCAATCGGTATCACGCCGCAGTTTTTGCTTTTCTTTGTCGTAAAGACCGTTGCCAGTAAGCCGGTCAGTCATGAAAAGACCCACTGCACCGGTAACTGCAAGAGTGCCAATAGCCTGTCTACCATAAAGATCTGCACGAATCTCAGAATACTTTTGGTATTTAGCTGCATCACTCATTTCTGTAAGATCTACCTGCCTTGCGGTTAGGATCCGATCAATTTCATCTCCAGTTAGTTGGTTAGGCAGAAGCTTAAAGTTTTGAAGCTCTTTTAGGAAAAGACCAACAGGACTATAGGTAGCCATCAACTTAATATCGTTGATAGGCGTTTTGGTGAACAGAAAGAAAGGTTTGAGAATAGGTGCCCGTTTGATAAGCTGAGACACAGCATCATTTGTTGCATTGTCAAGGCTCATCGAAAGTTCGCCTGCAGTATATCTGACGGCACTGTCTTTAATAAGACCTGTTTCGTCAAACATTTCTTTGTAAGTTTGCTTGTAAACTGAATCAGCTTTACTAGCGTTAAATGCAAGTCTACCGTTATCGGTAAATTTATCGAATGCACGACCCCTAGCTTCTGCGTGTGCAATCATTGTTTGCGTAAAGCCGTCAAGGGCTTGCATAGCACGGTTACCAAAACGCAACCAAGGGTGCTTTGCAAGATCATTCATAGCTTCGATCTGCTGCATTGCAACTTGGGGACCAAAGTTCCCTTCTTTTGCTTGTGCATCAGCCGCGGCCCTAAGAATAGCGATTTGATCGTCATTCTTTGCAAACATATTTTCACGAGCCAAACCAGCAACGTCAGCTTCAGTTGCACTGCGTTTGAATACTTGAGCCATATATTTAAATGAATCTTGAAGAACTTCCAAGTTCATTGAATACTGGTACCAAGCACGGCGCATCAACTGAGTTTCACCAGTTCGGACTGAACCAATCATTGCACCGAGTGGCTTTTCAACCAAACCAGCCATGTTACTAAGACCAGCTTTGATTGGAGTAGCAAACGCGCTAAGAGTAGAGTTATAGACGTTAGACCAGAATCCCTGCAGAATAACAGAAGGGATTTCAGGGTTACGGTCATAGATAGCTTTACTAATCGTTCCCGTCGATTCTTTTAAAAACCTGTTTAGTTTAGAAATAGAGTTGACGTTACCATCAGTAAATTCATACGCCATCAGGAGGGGTGCCAGCATCTCTGGCTTTTCCTTTTGAATTTCGCGTAAGGTGTCTGCAGTATTCTTTGCGTCAAGTCGGATGGCTTCGATAGAACGAAGAGTTTTGTTCTTCTCTTGACCTAAAAGCTGTTTGACACGTTTGGCGTATTCTTTTTTGTTTTTACCTTGACCTACGATGTTAGCAAACAAGTCACTTGGACGTTTCCACAGGTTAGTCATGTTCAACATGTAACCACGTGTGTAACTAGCGCGACCACGCATAGCCATCAAATACTCAAGTCGGTCAATGATCTGTTCAGATGCACGCTCAATAGCAGCAGTTCCTTCGACCATTCGCATACCTTGCGCAGTATCAGACACCTGACCTGAAAGAGATTTAGCAATAAGTGCTTCTGCTTTCACCTGATCAAGGCTTGTCAGATCGTTGATGTATTGTTTGGTAAGAATACGGGCTGTTTCCATACCTTCAGAACTGAGAGTATCCATTCCCAGTTCACCGACCCTGACACCTCTTTCTTTGATGTCAAGTTCAAACATGCGCTTCATTTCGTCAAGCGGCATGTCGTAGTAGTCAGCAGCACCTTGTGCAGCGTTTTCAGCAATCTCTTTTGCTGTGTAGACCTTTTTACCGTATTGGAAATCGACTTCTGCTTTTAGTTCTTTGGCTTTTTGTTTGAAGAATGTAGCTTGATCTTTGTTAAGTTCCAAGCCACGTTTAATGTAAGCTTCAGTACCTACACTACCAACACGTCCGTCAATAGTACCAATGTTGTTATTGATCCTAAAGCTATCGATTGCAGCAGCACTAATACCACCAGCATCATAGCTACGGGTACCGATTTCTTCACGTCCATAAAGATCATGGACACCTAGCATCGGCTCTTTGAGTGCTTCTTCAGCAGAACCTTTAAGCTCAACTGCTCTGTCAAAGTTATACTTGCCAAGATCATCCAAAGCTTTAGCACGTGAACCAACTGATTCTTCTACAGCTTCTTCAACGGTATCACTGGCTTCAATCTCTTTGACAACACGTACGGCTTCTTCATTTTTAGGGATAAATTTAGTTTCAAATCCACTTACTTTACTAAGCAGTTTCAAACCACCTTGCAGAATATCAGTACCGAGTCCTAGGTAGACACCTTCAGTCACGTTCTTCGCCCGTTTTTGATCGGGTGTATCTGTGTCTAAAGTTGCGATGTCGTCAGGAATCCAACCATACCACGATGGCCAGTTCTTTTTAAGAACACCCGTAAGGTTATCGTCTTCTTGGTTAATTTCTACGGTGTAATCGACAAAAGCACCGGCACCGGCACCAACTGCCATAGTACCGAGATGTTTGACCAAAGGATCTGTTGCCAGGAATTTAAGTTTTTGATATTTAGAAGCCACGTTAGCGGCTGCACCACCAGCACCCACACCAGTAGCAGTGAGGCCAATTGTAGGCAGTACAACAGAGCTAAGTTCCCTGATTGATTGATAAACATCATTTTCAAACTTAGGGATTTTAGGTAGATCGACACCTGGCGCAAGGTTGAGTAGATCAACTACAAAGTCAGTCGCTGACGTTGGGATGGTTAGAATAGCTTCTGCAGTAAGCTGAAGTCTATTAGGGTCAATGTCGTCTTCTTGGAATGCAGGGTAACGTCCATAGAAAAGTTCACGCTCCCTTTCTTCTTCATTTTTTTGACCAGACTCTTCGTCCGGTTTAGCCGTAGCTTCCGGAGTCTGAGTCTGTTGTTGTTGTTCTGTGGGTTGTTCTGTTTGTTGAAGAGTTGGTGTGGTATCTTGAGCGGCTAAACGTTGTTTAGCTTCTTCAATATACTCTTCATCAATTTCAGGCGTACCTGAGTCCAACCCAAAAAGATCTTCATTCATTAGGATCAAATCCAATTAAGGAGTTACAATAAGCTGACCATTCTCTTTCAGCTTGCTCGGTATAAGGCAGGCTAGGACCGGGAGCAACGTCAACAGCAGTTCCTTGTGAATGTGCACTATCGTAATCGTGTTCTCTGATGTAAGAACTCACGGTACACTTTGGATCACTGTCAAAGATTGCCTTAGCCCTGGCTGCCTGTTCCTGCGTTGCAAATTGATAATGGTTGTGGTAATTATTTCCACCGTGACCGCCTACACCACCGCGTGGGTCATATACAATGCGACCGCTAGTGCGCCCTTTAATAGCAGGATCACCACTTACATATTGGACAACTTCCAGAGAACCACCACCACCAGATCCTTGACCTGTATACCCAATCATGCTAGGACGCAGAGGGACGGTGTTACCTGTTTGTTGTAGTTGTACGTTAGCTCTACTTCTCCGCATCGGTGTAGGGTAAACGCTTCTAATACGTTGAAAACGTGCAGGCTCGAAGTTGCCGAGTGTGTCTCGCTGTTCTTCTGAAAGTTTATTAAAGTCAAAATCCATACCATCACCAATGTGTGGTGCGATTAAGCCTAAAACTTCAAAGGGAGTTTTACCTGTTTTTTCACCGATATATTTAACAACTGCAGGTACTTCCCAACCGGGTTGCATAAAAGTATCAATGCTTTTAGCAATTTGAGCTTGGTCCATAACATTTCTATTGGTGGCTAATTGTTTAAATAGTTCTTCACCCTGAAAATCAACAATAAGTGCATCAATGGTATTGACTTGTTTCTTTACCTTTTGAGCTAATTGTGCATTAGGACTAAGGTCAGAAGACTTACCTTCTGGATAAAAACCATATGCATCAAGTGTACCTTGTGCTGCCTTAGCTTTTTGCATGACATATTTTTCAGCTTCTTTAAGAGCTTTGTCGTAGGTCATGCCTGGCACCATTTGAAACTCGTTAAACTTTTCAGTAAAATCCCTAACAAAAAAATCTTCAGCACGTTGAAGGTTAAAAGTATTAAGGTTTTGCTTAAGCGCTTCTTGAACTAATCGTGGTTCCCTAAGTAAACCTTTAATGTTAGTAATAACACCTTTAATCCTAGGATCTTTTTTAAGCCTATCTTGAGTTATACCTAAATTGACATAAGTTTGGTATTCTTGAGCATTTCGATAAACCCCGTTCCTGGCTATTTCTTCTGTCATTTGGCCCCTACTGCCAAGAAAATCCATAAACTCTTGGCTAGCTTCAGCTTCCTGCGCTTCATTGGTAAGGTTTTTGTATTGCTCCAGGATTTTACTTGTAACACCTGGGTATTTAGCTTTAAATCGATCGTTAGCCTCAACCCAATCGTCTTTGCTTAAACCATCTTGGTCGAGGCCAAGTTCGTTCAAAGTATCAATAGCAAATTGATCGGCTTCACGTTGATACCTTTTGTCTTCTAAAGTAATTAACCTTTCTTCAGCTACAACTGCGGATGCCATGGCTGCATTAATTTTAGCCATAGCAGTTGTACCTCCGAAGGCTTCCCTAAATGTTTGGCCATTGGATCCGCCACCAGGGTAGTCTAAGAATTGCTGAGCCTGTTCAACAGTCATTAAGGTTGGATCCTTCAACATGTTAGAGATGTACAGTGCAACATCATCTCGTTTTTGAGCAGAAGGGTTCTGACTATTGTATTGAATTAGACCTGCAATACCACTTTTGTTATAGACAACATTGAAGGCACGAATACGGTCTTCTTTAAACTGTGCTTCTTGGACTTCGCGTTTTTCAGAAAGCAGCTTAGTCCTGTAAGCATTCATTGTTTTTTGAAGCTGTGCATAGACACCAGCACCTTGCAGCACTTCAGGGCGAACCCTGTCATCTACATAGGCAGCTTCCATAAAATCACGCCTAGCTTTCGTAAGGAATGCATCAACGTCTTCTAACGGTTGTTCAGTTTGCTGCTGTTCAATGATTGCTTGTTCAAGAAACTCAGGGAAGCCATTTGCAGTATTTTGAAGAAGCTGTTGGTGCTCAAACCAACGCTTAGTGTTTCTATTTTTGTAGACTTCATAGAAACCGTCAATCAACTTAGAATCAGCTTCAGGTCCAAACATAGTTTGAATAGAATCCTGGGCTGCAAACTCTTGTCGAGTCAAGTTGTCATCAAGTTTTTGGAATGCAAGTACATCATCATAAGTAGCACCTGTACGTGCTAAAATGTCCATTGCAATCAAACGTTTTTGACGTTCTTGATTAGCTTCGATTTCACCATAAAGCTTGAATGCACTTTCAGAAAACTGAGTTAGAGATTCAAGAGTACGCTGCCTGTTGGCTCCTTGAGTTTGGAGGTTTTTAATTTCAGTGTCGTAGTCACGCTGAAGTGCGTCCTGAAGCGCTCTACGGTTAGTAGTTTCTGAATTGTAGTTTTGCTCACGGTTAGCCGACTCTAAGCCTTGAACAAACTTCTGTGCTTCTAAATAGATGCGCTGGTTTTCACGTCGAAACCTTTCAGCATCTTCCATCCCAGCACGTTTGCGCTGAGTTTCTTCTTTAATTTTTTTAGTTTCATCAGGGGCTTGGATTTGGAAAGCACCAAAGCTACCCTGATTTGCATAGGATTTATACTTAGACATAGTTTAAATACTTAAAATCCGAGAGCTTTGCCAAGATTAAACCCTGACGTAAATCCTGAAGTACCAGCTGCAGCAAACCGTGCAACGCCAAGAGCAGTATTGAGACCAGCTGTAACAAGACTTTCTCTTTGTGGAATAACGGTTGCAGCACCAGGCCCAACTTTAGGTTTGTAGATTTCTTGGAATTCAGGACGTGGAAGTGCGATAGGCTTAGGTAGCGGGGGTGCAAGCTCAGGCTTAAGCATCATGTTTGCTTCAGCTTCCATGTCAGCTTGAATACGCTGCATTTGGATTTGAGTCCGTGTAAGCCTATCAGCGGCAACCAAGTTGTTTTCACGAAGATCAAAAGCCAACTTATCCATAAGGTTTTCCTGACTCTTCAAAAGCAACTCCATATCAATTTGAGCAGTGTCAGACATCAAAGTATTGATCAGTTCATTTTCAGCTGCATCAACTTCAGCCATAATGCCCTGGATAGTTTTGCCAGCAGAGCGACCAGCTTGACCACGGGCCAAAGCTTGACCTTTAGCTTTGAGACCTGCAATACCAGTTTGCCGCATCTGTTCAGCTGCAGCAGATTTAGTTCTTTGTTTTTTAAGCTGGAGACCGTGTGAAGCTACCGCGTAGTTCAGCATCGTTTGCTTTTGATCAAGCTCCAGTTCAACCTGCTGCTCCATCAAAAACCGGTCTTGCTGAAGTCCAGCAAAACCAGCTGCAATATCATTGAAGCCTATGTTGGCATCTCGTGTAGCTTTGCTTTGTGCAAACGCTAAATTTTCTCGGTGAAAATTAAAGGCACGGATACCCATGCCATAAGAATGCTGTTGATCACGTTCCTTTTCTTGGAAGCGTAAATTTGCTTCAGTATTTTTCTTAAGAATTTGTAGGCCTTCTTTGTCGTATTTAAAACGACGTGCAGTTTCTTCTTTAGCAAATTCTCTTGCTTCTTCGTTAGCTTCGTTTTGTGCCTCAGCCTGTTTTTCAGCTTGTTTATTTCGGCTATAAGCACCTCCAGTAAACAGGTCTTGAAAAAATGACATTAAGCCCTCCTATAGAATCGCGGTGTATATTGACCTTCCCACATCATTGCATTGACAGCGATAGGAAATGGTGAGTTGTTAAACATTTTAAGTCTAAAGTTTTCAGTACGTTGATGGATAGGTACAGTGAATACAGTCTGGTTATTTAGAGGTACGTCGTTAGCCAAATATGTATTAGCTTCTGTCACTGGTTGAACGCTAAACCATTCGTCAATGTAGAATTTGATAACAGCTTTATCAGCAGGTGCTGTAGTGAACTCAATAGTCGTATCGTTAGTAAAAGTGAAGTCAGTTTCTGGTACACCGTTCACACTCACCTTCACATCTGACCTATCTACAAAATCCAAATCTCTAATGTTGTAAGTAAAGGAAGTGGTAGAGCCATCACCAGTAAATTCAACACTATATGGGTTGCGCCCCGTTTGCTGTAGTTTAAAACTCATCATACCTGACAAACCAACTGCAAATTTCATACGTGCAATAGTTAGGTTTGCTGTGAAGTCTGTAACATTCCTGTCAGGTCTGAAATAGGTACGTGGTAGTTCTACATCAAAGTTATATTTAAATCCAACAATGACATCATCAGCAACGTTAAGCGCCTTATCTCCGCTAGCAGTAAGGTTTTTGTTAGGGACAATAAAGAAGGTTTCAGTAGCAGGTGAGTTAGGACCGTTGGTATCTGACCCGCGTGCAGGGGTCAAAGTAAAACCGGACTCCACAAAGTCTCCACCGCTTGTATCGCCTTTAAGTACAATGATAGGTGTAAGGGTACTTACATCGTTATAAGGGATGTAGCATTTAGTACGCTTGTTAGTAGCATCGTAAACAACGTTAGCTGTCGGGATGTTTTTGTATAAATCGATACAAGGATTAACCTTTTCTCCTTTGTTGTTGACGATAATAGCCTGCTCTGGGCTTTGGCTCAACGCTGCTTTAAGTAAAGTAAATTGATCACCTTGCTTAGTTACAGCATACATGTCGTCAGAGTTGGTGGTTAGGAATTGAACCGTACCAGGCATCAACCAACTAACCCAAGACTCCATAAGGTTTTTCTCACCGTCACTGTAATAACGGAATAGAAACACTTCCTTTAGACTTTGACTGCTAATAGCAATCATTGAGTTTTGAGGGCTTGAAATGAGAGAATCTACATCTGGTGAGATCCATTCTTTTGTTACCCTGGAGATGTCTAGAATCTGTGGGTTCTCCTGTTGACCACGTGTAACCATACTAAACACACGGGAGTATCCAGGAGTCTTACTAATAAAGTTAATGTTAGTACCTACATCCACAGGTTCAATCAGTGGATCCATTTGGTAGTTAGACAACGTACGAATCGTTGTCAGACTTGGAGTCAGTACACCAGTATCAGAGAACATGATGAACTGTTCGTTAGCTGAAAACAGCACTACACCCTGAGCTGTAGGAAGTACAGAGTTCAAAGATGTAGGACGAATAGACGAACAGCTAATGTCAATGGGATCGTTATCAACAACAGTCTGTGCAGTCGTGAAGAAGAAATTATAAGGGTCACCAGAGCGGCTCATAATAACGTTGTCTTGACTGATGAAGCCAAGACGGTTGTTATGGAAAAAGACTCCTTTAATTTCTTCGCCTACAAAACTAGGATTAGAGTTGGTTACAAGATCACCTACTTGCCTATCAACGTAATCAATTTCCCTAAACACAAATGTGTTCAGAGCAGTGTTAACAAGCTCGTGGGGCATGGTGGAGTTATCCAAACCAAGCGACACTGTAGGATTGATAGTCTCTTCCCAATAACCTTCACCGCCAACACCATCGTGAGCTACAAACTTGACCCAATAATCTGAATCATTATTACCAGTAAGTACAACCTTTACAATGCGACCATGTCGAGACTGTACGGGTAGGTCGCCAATGTCGGATACAATCCCTTCAACAACAGTCAACGCAAGGTTGTTAATACCACCTTCTGCATGGATGTCCATGTCAGCTGTGTGTACTAGCTCCAGTTCGTTGGCGTATTGCGTAACAGTGATACCAGCGTGATCACCGGTAAAAGCTTCGATGTCAGTCTTCAGGTCACCGAGAATGTCATTTGCACTTGTAGAAGATGAGGTAGTATACGTTGCAGTTTGAGTAGTCCCGTTGACAGTGATTTCTACTGTGTAAGTTTCTTGTGGCAGTACTGCCTGCAGAATGATTGAAGCTTGACGGTGCTCATCGTAATTAGAATCAGTTACAGCTGTATCTGCATCAACCGTTTCGCTTCCGTTGACAATAATAGTAGTGTCTTGGATGGTGACAAGTTTGTAGTCATCCTTACTGCCACTTAGGTAACCAGTACCATCAGGGAACGTGACAGTAGCTGCAGTACCATCAGCAGCATTCCAAATGTCAATGTCAGTACCTTTGATGACACCTACATATTCTTCGTCATCATCACGTTTGATGTAAAACCATTTACCATCATCGTAAGTAGTACCTGTTCCTAGATTGACAATGTGTTCAAATCCAGGTCGCTTAGTCAATCCATATGTAGCATCCGGGTATCCGTTGTAGCACTCACGGACCTGACCTGGCAGCATTTTATCATCTGATTGTTTGGATACGCCACCTAGGTAGCTTCCGATCCGCTGAGTAACTGATGCCATTTATCGATAAAGAGCGTTGTAAGGTTTGTAGCTTTGGTAACGGTTAGTTTCTCCAGAATGTCCGAAGTACGTATAGTCACCTTGATTGCATTCATACTCCATAGCCATAGCTCTGGTAAATGCTTCCTTTTGTTGAAGAATTTGATATTGGGAGGTGTCTCCAACAATCCGACTAGATGTAACTGAAGCAGCTCGTGCAGTGATGAAGTCTGCAATAGGTTTGGGGATGTCTACCCAATCAAACAGCCATACAATGTCGCAGTTAATGTCTCTATCAAAAGTGTATTTGTGACTTGCTTTATCGTAGAGTTTACCGTTGCGACGGATCACATCTAGCTCAACATTTGCAGCTTCATGTGAAGTGTCAATTTGCAAAACGTTGTTTGGGATCAGAATCTCATTGTTCGTATCCCGATTCATTTTATAATGATACTCTTTATTGAAGGACCATCCCTCTGCCTGTACTTCCCTGGAGACTTCAAGCAAAGTCTGGTAAGCAATCGCAACGTCCGGGTTGGTTTGATCTAGGGTAGTCACAGGCGCTTGACCACATGACTGCAGAATTTGATTAACAGCAGGCAGCTCTAGCTGCGAGTTAGTGGTAGGAAAAGCCATATAATTAAAAAAGGGAGCCCGAAGACTCCCCGTATAAAAGTACAAATAATCAGAATGCGGTAGGCTTGGTAGCGGTACCAGCAAACAGTTCCACGCAAGCAGCGGGATTCAGATAGTCGGCTCCCATTGCGAGACGACCGAGAATAACATCG